GAGATCAAAGGCGAGTACGACATGGAGATGGACGGTAAGATTGATGACGTTAAGTCTGCATCACCTTGGTCCTATCAAAATAAATTTGCTTCCTTCGATGCTTTGTCACATGGCGACAGCTTTGGGTATGTAGCACAGCTAGTAGGTTACGCTACCGCTGCAGGTAAAGATGTTGGTGGTTGGTGGGTAGTCAACAAAGGTAATGGCGAGTTCAAGTACGTTGATGCATCTGAAGTAGACAAGGATGCAGTACTACAAGACATTCAAAGCCTAGTAGATTACCTTGACAATGATGAACCCTTTGAGCGCTGCTTTGAGCCAGTGCCTGAGACATACTACAAAAAGCCAAGCGGTAACCTCGTGCTACCCAGCGCATGTAAGTTTTGTAGTTTCAAACACAAGTGTCACCCGACACTACAATCACTACCTTCACGGGTATCTAAAGCAACAACCCCACCAGAAGTGGACTACGTATTTATAGGAGATGGCAGTGCCTAAGCTAACTATCAATGCACAAGACTATTACACTGATGACTTCAATGAGGATCAGATGCAGATGTATAATGAGATCAACCTAGCTCATCAAGAGATAGGCCGTATGGATTACTTGATGCGTGTACTAGATGCACGTTGTAAGCAGCTAGGAGATATGATTGTGCAGATCGCAGAGACACCTTCAGAATATCAAGAGAATGATGGCGACTAAACGTAGACATCTTAAACGTACTTATCGCAGTGGTCTTGAAGAAGAGGCCGCTGCTTTTCTTAAGTCTAGGCAAAAGAAAGTTGAGTACGAGAAGCTTAAGATTGAATGGGAAGATCTTAAGTACCGCACCTATACGCCTGACTTTGAGTTAGACAACGGTATCATAGTAGAAACAAAGGGTATCTTTAGTGCTGCAGATAGGCGCAAGCACGTTGAGATACAGCGACAACACCCCACCCTAGACATTCGCTTTGTATTTAGTAACGCTAACGCTAAGCTTTACAAGGGGGCTAAGTCTAGGTATTGTGATTGGTGTGAGCAGAAAGGTTTCAAGTGGGCGCATCGTGTCATACCTGAAGGTTGGTTACTTGAGAAAGGTAATCGCTCAAAAGAACAAAGACTCAAAGTCAAAAGGAGAGTGTGATGAAATTAGATCCAGGGCAAATAGCAATAGTGTTTACACCTATTGTAGATGATCAGGGTTGGACTGGTAGTATACACACAGGGTTGTTGTTTGGTGATGAACAGGAACGTGAAGCAATGGCACACTCTATGGACATGGCTATTACTATGGCAGCAACAGAGAGATTCTTAGAGGACAACCCTGAGTTCTTAGATGAGTATGATTACTACAAAGAGCTTCTTCTAGAAGAGATGTTCCCTAAGCAATACCAAGCTACTGTAGAAGAGATAGAGAACGAGAACAAATACTCAAAAGAAGATAACATTATTAAGCTGCACAGATGGACAAAGACAGAGGGTAATGCATGAACATAGTAGTAGGACTAGATGGTAAGATGGAACACATTGACCCAGTAAACAAACCACAACACTATAATGCAGGTGGCATTGAAGCAATAGAAGCTATCTTAGCTGCAACTAATGAGCAAAGTGAAGGGTATCTACAAGGTAACATCATGAAGTATATATGGCGTTACCGTTACAAGAATGGCCTTGAAGATTTAGAGAAGGCTCAGTGGTATCTAAACAAACTCATTGAGGTATACAAAGAGAAACACAAATGAATAAGAAGTTTAGTGTTACATACCTTGTAGAGGTTGATGATGATAACAATATACTTTCTTCGTTTGAGGATAATCACGAGGAAGATATATATGATCTGATAACGAATGTCATGTATGATGTTGATGACATTAAGATAGAGAACTTAGTAGTGAAGGAAAGAGGATGATAAGTGAGAAGGACTTAGAAAGCATGGGGTACTATGATATGTTTCCAGATGCTGACCCTGTTAATTGGGCAGATTTCTATTCAGGGTGGGTAGAAAAGAAAATCATGACATCAGGAGAAAAACGTTTACACGAAAACCTTTACGGCCTTTGCGCAGAAGTAGGAGAAGTACACGGCAAAGTGCAGAAGAGTTATCGGGATAATACAGAGGTAGTTCACAAAGAGATCATGAAAGAGTTAGGTGATGTAGTGTTCTACGCTACTGCACTAGCAAACATCTATGGACGTGGGCTGCAGGAAGTGCTAGAGCTTAACATCCAAAAGCTAGACGACAGACAGAAACGAAACAAACTAAGAGGAAGCGGAGACAACAGATGAGCAATTTACTACCGACAGACTATCAGTCATTCATTCACAAGTCACGCTATG